TAAAATACACCATAGACGTACCATCTAGGGTAAGATAATTAGCTGATAATTCAAACACTTGCTTGTATGTATTTGTGTTTGATTGCTGTACAGTAACCAATAATGAAGACACATCAATATTAGCATCTGGTATATCAAACATAAGATTTGGATTTGCTACTGTATCTACTACAAACGAATACTTATTGTGTACACCTTGCTTTAACATCACATTACTAAATGTTACTGTTCCAGATACAGTATTGTTTGATGTAGCATCTTCTGTTAAGAATGTATAATTGACACCATTGATAGCACGAGAAACGAATTGGGTGTATTTATCTAGTGTCAGTGATGTATCTGTTACTCCATGAACCACTAGATCGATGATAGCAGTTGGTGCTACCGATGATTGGGGTGTGTATCCCAGTAATTTTGCTTGAGAAACAACAGAACTTCTTTGCAACGCTGTATCTAGGAACATCTCATTAGCAACCATGTTCAAATAGTATGCGTTGTACTGAGTGTTTAGTGCTAGTACGTCTAATAGAACAGATAACCCAGAGCCAGCAAAGTTATAATCCTTGAATACTGCTTGCTGTGATAAGAAGTTAGATAAACTGTGTTTGATATCAACAAAATCCAAACCTGCCATAGATACTGTTGTATTGCTTGTAGAACCCATTATCTGCTCCTCTCTAATAGAATGTTCACCGCAGAGGGTGCTGTGTTGTTACCTATGTAAAATGACAGATTCACATGAAATGCGTTTGCGTCTGGTATAGCTACTACCTGAACATTCTCTATAGTTGCTCGTGGTTCGTAGTTGTTTATTACATTAGTTATTTCTGTTTCTATTGAACTTGCAGTGATTGCACTGATAGGTTCAAATAATAAAGCGTTTAAATTAGAACCAAGTGTTGGTTGAAATGGTCGCTCATAGTAATTGGTCAGCAATAGATTTCGTACAGAACGAATTACCGACTGTTCATCATAACTTATAGAAACATCGCCAGTAGAAGGTGATGCAGTAAAAGTTAAGTCTAAATCTGAATATATTTTTTGTAATGTGGCCATGTTCTATTTATGCTGCGTTAGGTGCACCAGTATTACCGCCTTGGGCATCTGGGTGAGTGTGGTTATCAAGACTTATTTTGTTTGCTATCATGTCACCGCCAGAAGTAACTGTAGTACCGACAGTGACAGCACTACCAACACTAGTATTTACTGCGACTGATGCATTTCTTCCGACAACCAAATCTATTTTAGCTACCATATTTTGGTTAGCCACTACGTTGCTCTGTGTTACTATATTGCCTGTAGTTGATAGGTCGCCTATCTGATTTACCGGACCAATTAAGTTGAATGATGTTGCTTGTGCGGTGAATATTCCACCCACTTTCATCAGCATGTTTCCACCAACTTCCCACTCTACATTACCATCGACTTGTATCTTTGCATCACCTTGTACATATATCTTAACATCGCCTTGGATGGTTTCTTGGCTATCACCAAGTATGTAAATGCTGTTATCCTGTACAACTACCTTAAAATTATTGTTCATCACCTTTTCGGTCATAGAACCATCAGGACCAATTTCTTGAAAAGTTCCTGTCCTATGTGCTATATTTATTCGCTCACTTCCTGGGGTATCATCCAGTTCAAACACATGACCGGAAGGAGTTGTCTGTGCATTGTTGTATGGATACACAGCATCATATGGCGAGTCTGGTTGACTAAATGCGTTGTTCGGGTTAATTACAGCATCTAACTCATTAGACTTTAGCTTGTAATTCTTCTTGTTCGTCACGATTTCTGTCAAAATAGCACCTTGTGCTACCGACGCATCGAATGCCATTTGTAAATCTTGTATTGTTGGTGTATTCATAATTTAATCCAGTGTTTTATAGTACCCAGTTATTTTATAATAGCTATCTCTAGCAGCAAAAACTTGGATTCTGTGTGGTGATCTAATAACTTCCAATTCGCTGGCGATAGTCGAGTTATTGTATGTTGATGCTATATCATTTTCTCGTTTAAACAAATTTTGCCATGAGTACTGATATAATTCAAAGTCCGCTTCTGTGGCTGCATCAATGAAGTGTATGAATGTGCCTGTCTCGTATATAGCAGACAACTTTCCAAATGTTGATATCAATAATGATGAGCATAATTCCAATTCACTCTTCCATATCGACACAGTATTTTCCAGTGATTTTATCTGACTGCTCGGAGCATGTGCAACACATATTGCAGCTGGTATTGCATTAGGCACTGTGACGTTTGGTGGTATAGGCGCAGAACCCACCACAATATGTGCTTGATCATTGATGGCTACTACTGGCTGTATCACGGTAACCTTTGCAGGTGATATACCAGCTAACCCAGCAAGTATAGTACAACCAACATGACCACTAGAATCAGTTAAATCAGTTAACAATTTACTGGCGGCAGCTTCTGCTATAGCTAATTCATCTGTCGCAAATTTCTCTGCCTTTGCTATCTGATCATTGACTGCTGCCGATGCATCACTCAACATGGTATTGAAACTATTAGAAGCTGATGTCACGGCACCAGATATTGCGCTTGTTGCTGAATTGACCGCACCAGTAACAGCATTTGTTGCTGATGATAATGCTCCAGTAACTGCGTTCTGCGCAGACTGTTCTAGACCAATAAGATACGATTCAGTTTCACTCAATAAATCTGATGCTGATGTGAAGAATCCGGCAACTTCACCTAGCATACTATTAGGATCAAGACCACACGGACTACCTGCTGCTGGCACACCATCTTTACCGGTAGGTGGTGGGGTTGGTGCAGCACCAGCATTACCAGACACCAGTAATTGTGCGCCTAATGATTCTGCTCTAGGTCCATATATATCATTAAATTTACTATCAATCTTCTGTGTTACTGATAGTGGTTTATCTGTGGTAAGATTTAGTGCGCCAAGATTAGTAGACGGTTTCCCTGGTAACTGTGGTGTTGTCACATAAGGATTACTAGTAAAAGTAGAACCAGAACCATCTGTATTTTGTTTTGGTGTTGTTGTAGTGGCACCAGATGTTGATGGATCAGTAAACCCTTGTGATTGGTTCTTGTTAACTGTTTTTGATATAACTCCTGGTAGTACACCAAAGTATGCTGGAAATTGTCCAGACTTGCCATCAAAGAAGTAGCCAGTTACCCAATCACCCATTGACGGTACAGAGAACGACTTTGAGTTATTGATAGGTAACACGGCGTGAGACCAAGGCAAATCCGCTGTTGGTATCAGATTCTTGTCATCGGTGTGCCACCCGAATATTCGTACTTGGCACCTACCTATCTTGACTGGGTCGTTGTTATTTTCAACAACACCAATCCACCACACAAACCCATTCATCCCCAAAAACGTATTATCCATTATTTCTTAACTCCTGCCACTGTATTCTTCCATATTTGTGATGTGTTATCGACATCAGCATAAGGTTTGTTGTTGCTATCCTTAATCAATTCCAGCACAGTATTATATCCACGGTTTTGTACTGTGTGTCGGATAGATGATATCAGGTACTTACCCGAATAGAACTTATCATTTTCTTTTTGTGTTTCTGGTGTATTAGAGTTTATGTTGAACATTACTGTAGTGCCAACGGATAGTGTAGGATTACCAGCAACAACCAACTTCAATCGTGTGTAATTGTTTATTGCTAATTGAGATTTCCTATGTGTTAGATAATCTTCCATAAATGCGTCTGGCTGTACCGACCCAGGATGTGCTGCTATAAACTCGTTGTCGTATTGATTAGAATTCGATATTGATAACCTCAGCAAGCTATCTGGTGCTTCATATAGTGCATTACCAAACCTATTGCTCAGATTGTTCACCACAGCATTTTTGTTTAGTGTTGCTGAGCTTGCACTATTATGCATGTAATTGAAATCGGTGATGTTCACTACATGCTGCATGATATCTAGAGAGATTAGTCTATTAGCGAATGTCCCATTATGTATACCACCAAGAACATCAAAGTTTTTATCGTACTCATATGATTGTACATTGAAGAAATAGTCATTTAGATTATTGTAGCTCTCTGTTGGTAAATTCTTAGCACTAAAACTGAATGTGCAGAACGGGGTTTGTTTGAATAATGATCGCATAGATGCCAGAACATATCCCTGTTTAGCATTTTCAAAAAACAACATATCGCTACCCTGACCAACCATTGGTCTAGCATAATTGGTTAGCCATTGGATTGCCTCGAACGGTTTAAAGTTCGGCACTATCAACGAGTATGTCCCTAAAGTTTCTTCTATATTAACATCACTATACTTGGTGGTCGGCACCTTTAGATAATTTACCAACACATCGGTAATGATGCTCTTTATGGTTGTGTTTGGATATGATTTGCTTACTCTACTTTGGTTAGATAGTAATAGCTCATCTGAACAGAAGTGTATTGTGTATAATTCCGTTTGATCATTATCCATCTTTGATCTGGTGTCTATCTTAAATATTCGGAATAGTTTATCAATATATAGATCGGGCGAATCTGACACCTTACCAAAAGAAATTCTCAGATACTCATTACCATGTAACTGCGCCTTCTCTATGATACCTTGTGCATCTGACATCAGAATCTTACCTGATGTCGTGTGGCTATATATGTCTTCGAAGTATGATAATTCCACCATCATATACTGCAAGTCTATAGTTGCACCAATACCACCAGACAATAAGTTCACCGATCGAATAGTATAGTCTTTGTGGCCTCTGTTGCCGTCCGTAGTTTCTGAGTGTTCCACTACCGGTGATTGTGAATTTGTCATATTATTTCAACAAAGTGGTTAGTTGATTTTCCATATCTTTGGCGTATATCTCATTCAATATATTAACTGATCGTTTATTTTCATTAAGCAGTACTTCATGATCAAATATTGTTTGTGAATATGTTGTTATTGTCGTGGTTACTGTAGACTTATCTTCTAATGTAGTTGTCCACTGCTCGTGTTGTGGTGTGGCTAGATATGTAGCATAGTCTAGCTGATAATCATTAGTAGACGTTGTTTGTGATACTGGATCATATGATGATATGGTTTTATAGTATCCATTTATTGTGCTCTGGGTGTATTGTAAAACAGTCTGGTTCAATAGCAGTGCTTCGGCAGAATATTTAGCATTTATGTATATATTGAAGTTAGTTTCTGATAGCGCCAAATCCCATTGTGGGTCCATGATATTGTTACCATACAAGAACAACCAATATCTATATGGATCTCCGTAGTATTTGTTTGCTATAATTTCCGGAGTATCCCCGTCCTGCATATCATACTTGTAGAATACCGATCCGTTGTTCATTAGTGATGGTATTATGTCTGTCCTGACCATAAGATTAGTGACATAATTACCATTGTTATCTAGAATTTTTGGAAATGATCTGAAGAATTTCATTATCGGACAGCCCCACTGGTCAATCTTCCTCTGTTAACTATATGTATCTCACTAAAATTCATAGTTAATCGTGTTTGGATAGGTGCTCCTCCTGGATGTGCTGACCAACCGCCTGGTGCATAATCTACAGTAACATTCTCTAATACACAATCACCAACTTTAAATAATCTGGTGTTTTCGTCGGCACTAGTACCTCCACCAATTGATCCTAAATTTACTCCTGGTATCAAACTATTGCCAGCTTTCTTCAACATGGCACTGAATCCACTAAGATCGGTATTCTTGGCCATCATCATTTTTATGTTGAATATAGACGGTGGTGTGAAATACATACCAGAACCAGTAGACAGGGTTGGTGAAGATGCATACACAAATGTGTTGCATATGGCGGAAATTTGATCAGACTCGCTCTGTGATTTTGCGGTCATTATAAAATCTAATTGGAATTTCCTGAAACCATTACCACGATATAGCATCTGTATTTGTGGGTTGAATGCAAATCCTTGTGCTTTCAGCATAATATCACCAGTGTCTTTGTCAAGACCTAGCTTGTCAGAAATCCCCCTGAAAGCATAATCTACTAAAAATGGGTCTGTGGTTGCCATAGATTTCAATCCATTAAATCTACCTTCTCCAGACCCAATAGCTGCATCGATCGCGCCCTTAACAAGTTCGGTACCCTTTGCCAACATTTTAAACCCCATAGGAGTGGCTATGTCATCATAAAAGTTGTCATATGAAATGTTTAGTGTATCTGGCATGTATAGGCAGACCTTGGTAGCACTAAACTTCTTACTTTTTTCCATCTCCTGCTGGAATGAGGCTCCCTCTGTTACCATAGCATTAGGACTTTTTAGATAATTTAATATAGCACTACCATTAGATAGCGTGACTGGCGTTATATTAGATATTGTGAACTCAATGAAGTGCATCCTTGATGGATCATTTGCTAGATCGTCCGGATATTGGTAACTGGACATTCCAGTCTTTTTCTTGAACAATGATCCTAGTGGACCACTCAATACGTTGGTGATACTACTGGTAGAAATACCACCGATTTGTGTGAATATAGCCATTGACCATCTCGTATAAATAATTGATTACAAGTATTTATAATGGAGAAACAATGAGAAATATTAGCAACACAGAGAGGAAATTATATTTGGTATTCAGTATGTTCCATTATGAGTAGACCAAAACCACATATGTGGTACCCAAGAAATCCTAATAAATACATGGGAAACCCTAATAATATTTGTGTTAGATCTTCGTGGGAAACCAAGGTATGTGTGTGGTTAGATACATCAATAAACATATTAGAATGGTCATCTGAAGAAATAGTGATACCTTATATATCACCTGTAGATGGTAAATATCACAGATACTTTCCAGACTTCTTTGTACGGGTAAAGCAACAAGATGGTACAGTAAAATCAATGATCCTTGAAGTCAAGCCTCACTCACAAATCATAGAACCAAAAATTAAAAAGAGAATAACCAAGGCATATATAAATGAGGTAGCTACCTATGGAGTTAATCAAGCAAAGTGGAGAGCCGCAATAGAATACTGTCTAGATAGGGGGTGGGAGTTTAGAACCCTCGATGAATATGATTTAGGAATTAAACAGAGATAAATATAACATGAAAGAATCGAAACTTACAGACCTCGCCAACCAACACTCAGCACTAAATCTTGGTATTATGACTAGGGCATCAGTGAATTGGTTAAATGCTAACGTCCAAAAGCTGAGAAATGCTCGTAGTATTTCAAATGGTATTGTGCAGGAGCCTGGTAGACATGTTGCTAAACTTGAGAAAGGTAAGTTGTACTTTTTCAAATATGATCCTAAGTATAAAGAAGTGTTGCCATATTACGACACATTTCCACTAGTGTTGATACTAGAAATATACACAAATGGGTTTTTAGGTTTGAACCTACACTACCTTCCTATTAAGATGAGAGCTGCATTTCTAGACCAACTATTACAAGCGGGTAAAGTAGATTATCAAGATGGGTCTGTCGAAAAACATGGTGGTCGATATAACATGGCCGGTGACATACGAAAGATTCAGGTAACTTATCAGATTTTACAAAGTGTTAGTAGATTAAAAGCTTTCGAGCCATGTCTAAAAAGATATTTGAGCAATGGTGAATATTTAAAATCTCCGTTGTTACAGGTTCTGCCTCATGAATGGCCGACCGCCATATTTATTCCGGTAGAACAATTCCAAAAGAAACGAAAAAACCAAGTACACGCAGCATCTTTATTAGCCATAAAAGAGCGAGCTAATAAAGAAGCATCACAAGAGGGATCGACCGAACATGGCTAACATAAATGATTTTCTTGCTAGTTTTAAAACAGATGTAGCAAGACCAAATAGATTTGATGTGATGATACCTATACCAGTACAGTTGATGGCGTATTATGGTACAGCAAAAAATCTAATATTTAGGTGTGAGACAGCAGAATTACCAAGTGTTACATACGAGACATTTGATCAAAAGATCTATGGTCCAACCGAAAAGTATCCACACCAAAAGAACTACAATGAATCAACATTCACGTTCATGGTATCGGATGATATGAGTGAGAAAGTATTCTTTGATGCTTGGATGGAACTTATAAACCCAAGCTCAACGTATGACTTCCCATATAAGATGGATTATGTCACTGAAATAACAGTAAACCAGTATGATGTTAAGGGTAATATTTCGTACTCCATATCATTAGATGACGCTTTTCCAATTTCAGTAAACCAATTAGATTTAGATTGGAGTCATGTCGATGGGTATCACAAGCTTTCTGTGGTGTTTGTGTATAAGACATGGAGCAATAAGTCCGTGACCGATTTGGGTCTTGGTTTATTATCTCAGGGCATGAGTTCACTAACAACATGGGCACAGGGTGCTATGACATCATCTATATCCGGTGGATTGGCTGGTGGTGCTATTGGTCCTGTTAGTAAAACACCATTCTGGGACATGAAGAGCGTTGGTGGTCATGTGGAACAATCACAATAATTTGAATTGAAATAGGAGATATAATATGGCTTTACCGAAAATAGATGCACCAGTGTATGAGATAGTGCTGCCGTTATCTAAGAAGAAATTGAAGTACCGACCATTCTTAGTCAAAGAGCAGAGGAATCTGTTGATGGCTATGGAGTCTAAAGATTATGATACGATAGAACAGAACATAAAGCAAGTACTGCACAACTGCACATTAACTGAAAACGTTGATGTGGACGAGCTTCCTGTTATTGATATTGAGTATTACTTCATTCAGCTAAGAGCAAAATCTGTCGGTGAGATAAGTGAAAACAAGTATGTGTGTAATAATCTAGTCGATGGTGTTGAGTGTGGGTCTATCATGAATGTCGAGGTTAACTTACTAGACATAGAAGTAGTTAAGGACGATGAAGTAAAAGACACGATAAAACTTAATGATACATTTACCGTAAAATTGAATTATCCAAAGTTCTCGATAGTATCTCAAGCAGCTAATATCGACAACGTGAGTGACTTCGCATTCGAAATGATTGCTAGTAGCATTGAGTACATCCACGATGGTGAACAGTTTTATTATGCGAGAGATTCATCTAAAGAAGAGATGATTGATTTCATAGAGCAACTAAATCAAGAGCAATTCCTAAAAATAGAATCGTTCTTTAGTAATCTACCAAAGTTGAAGAAAGATGTTGACGTAACGTGCAAAAAATGTGGTTATGAGCATCATATAGAGGTGGAGGGACTAGAATCTTTTTTCGACTAATATTTTGTCATGATAACTTGAGAAGCTACTATAAAACAAATTTTGCACTAATGCAACACCACAACTACAGCTTGAGGGAGTTAGATGAGATGATTCCTTGGGAAAGAGATGTGTATGTTGCTATGTTAACACAATACATCGAAGAAGAAAACCAAAAACTAAAGGATCGCGCATAACATGAAATGGGATTTGTCACAAAATAAGTCAGAAGACACACCAACAGGTTCTGCTGCCTTGGATGTGAACAAATTCCAGCCAATAAAGGATGGTTTTAATTATGCACAACCATCTAATGATGTCACCGAACCTAAATTAACTTCTGTCGAATCACCGCTCTATACTAAAATCACCCCAGGGGTAAAGCGACCAATCAGGATGGGCGATTCTGTAGCTGATATTGTATCTAAGCTATACAACCTGATTAAGTTCCATGATAAAGACAACAAAACCCAGCACGAGATAGAACATAACTTCCAAAAAGAGTTATTTGATAACGAAGACCATAGAAGAAATGAAATACTGAAGATATTCAAGAAGAAGAAACATATATCAACTCTACATAAAACAAAAGCAACTAAAAAAACAGAAAAAAAGAAAGGCGATTCTGGCCCTGGTGGTATTTTGTCTAGTATGTTGTCTAGAGTAGCGACAGCCACGGAATCATTGTTACCAAAAGCATTAGTGCCACTAGCTAAGACGTTTGCTAAAGGTGCTGTAGTTGGTGCTGTAACTGGTGCTGTAACTGGTGCTGGTATTGGTATTTACGAACATTTAAAAGCTAGTGAAGGACTTGGTAAAGCAGGAAAACCTGGAGTAGCTTATGGTGATGTTGGTGGCAGGCAAACAATTGGTGTTGGTCATTTAATAACTAAAGACGAAAAGAAACAAGGGTTCATACAAATTGGTGATGAGCAGGTTAAGTTAGGTGCAACATTATCTAATGATCAGATGGATGTGCTATTAAAGCAGGATGTCGAGAAGACCGCTAATATAGTGAAAAGTCAGATAGGTAAATCTTGGGACAAACTCAACGATAACCAAAAAGATGCGTTGGTATCATATGCATATAATGTTGGTGGTGTTAAATCATTAATAAAAAAAGGATTAATAGAATCGATAGAGTCTGGTAATACCGAGGAAGGTGCTTCAATAGTCGGTCACGGAATAAATACGGTTGATGGTGTTGCTGATAAGGGTTTAACGAAACGAAGACACGGCGAAGAAAATTTGTATAAATCTCCACCGAGCACACGCAATATTGCACCAAATACCAACACACTAGCACCAATACAAACAAGTCCACGATTACAGCCAGAGCAAAAACCCGACAATCTTGGGGCAAAATCTGTTGCTGTGGCGGATGGTAAAAAGGCAGTGACCGAAAACAACAATACAAAATTGGTCGTTGTAAAGACTGGTGGAAACGTGTTGGTTAATAATACCGCATCACCCAGAATACAAAAAGACGCAAATCCATTAGAAAATTGGGGACTAAACTAAGATGGCAAAGATCAAAAAACCAAATACCGGATATTTGACACTAGTAACCCAAAAGTTTGCGGAAGAAAATGGAATAAATTTTGTTTATGTTTTATCACAAAGGGAGATGGATAACTTCTCTCGGATGAAAGGATCATTAGATCCAATCACTATGGCCAAGAAACTTGGTGGTAGCATAGGCACCCAGTTTAATGCAACCCATAGCGGAACCAGTAATGCGCAACACATTACAGAACACAAGGTTGGTAAGAAAAAAATAACATCTGCAAGTAAGAACCCAGGCATAAACCCATTATATACAAAAATATCATCTGTATCAGTAACCCCTGTTAGGAAGAACGACTCTATTGCTGATATTCTGTCTAAGATGTATAACTATATAAAACTCAATCATGATCAGGAAATAAAGCGCAAGGAGTTGCAGCACAACTTTAGGAAAGGTGCATTAGATGATTCTAATCTAGAATTCTTGAAGTTATTAGAGAGTGCTAAGTCATATTCTTCGGTGGATGATAAAAAGGGTCCTTCAGGCGACAATATTTTAGGTAATATGCTGGACTCTCTTTTGTCAACAGTGGGGTCTGTAATATCTGGACTTGCTGCTGCCGCAATAGCATTAAAAGCATTAAAAGCAATAAAACCCCCTGCCGAGAAATTGTCAAAACGAAATAAGAGTAAATCATCGAAAGAAACAGCACCACCGGAAAAGATTCACGTGAAAGGAAAATCAAAAAAGCCAGTTGGTTCGGCACCAAAAACCGGTGCTGAAAAGGTCGATAAACTAAAGACTGATGATGCCGCAAAGTTAAGAGCAAAGGATATTGATGAGAGAGCGAAAAAGTTGCAGGCTGGACCAGAAACACCAGGAAAACCAGCTGCGCAGGAATATCATGCCAGAACACCAACTCCGGAGAGCACAGCAACTAAAGTAACAGAAGTGCCACCAGAACCACCTAAAACAGCTAGTAAAGTTTCCGGTGCTGCTGGTAAAGTTATGCGTGGAGCTAATCGCGCAGCAATAGCTGTCTACATATATCAAACGTGGAAAGCGGTTTCTGCGCTTGAACCTAAAGACTTTCCGAGCAAAGACGCATACCATAAGAAAGTGGCATCGTTGATAGGTAAGGCATTTGTGGACTATGGTTTTGTCGCTGTTGTGTCAACCATTGGTGGTGCATTAGGTGGACTTATGGGTGGTGGCACTCCAGCATCGGTGTTGGGAGTTATTGTCGGTCTTGCTTCTGGTTATGCTGCTGGAGTCTGGATATCCGAAGATAGACAGAGTGAATACATAGAAAAGCTAACTGATTTGGTGGTTGATTTTTTTTGGGATACGGCTACGAGCACAGAAATTAGCTCACCAAAAGAGAAAGATTTTATTATGAAGGACCTCAAAGGACCTAATAAGGAACAGTCTATATTAAACGATGGTCTATTGGGGTATAGTGGACAAGACCAACAATTCCATGCATATAGTGATGACGAGATAAAACAGTCTAGTAATAGATACAAAGACACCATATCCGCAGAAGCTGCTACTAGGGGTGAACCAATTGCCGCTGGATCTGGAGATAAGTCTATCGCAGGATCTATTTCCGATAAATTTAATGATATAATAAACTCTAAGAGTTTGACTCAATTGAAGTTGGAAAAGGGTGGTCAACTAGCTAATTTGATAGATGATTATTTAAGTGCTAAATCTACTCCAACGGGAAAAAATACTTCGTCATCAACAACAATTGACGCAACTAGCAAGTCAGCACCAATTAACAATGAAGCGCCGGCTACAACTGGGGGTACTCGTCACGATGTCATGGGTCCATATATATCTAGTGGTCTAGATCGAGTAACTGGCTAATAAAGAAAAACCCTGCCGAAGCAGGGTTAGTGTTACATCTTAATCAGCATCAACAAGTGATTCGAAGTATGACATGTCGAAGTCTGATTCTTCTTCATGGGACTCATCAGCCACCACTGGTTTAGGTGCCATCTTTGCTTGTTCTACAGTAGTTCTTACTGTACCACCAATACCAAGAACTTTGTCCAGCCTAACTTGAATTTCTTCAAACGTTTTGAACTCTCTGTCATGAATAATTGGTGATAATGGATACGCAACCAAATCATTCAACTTCTCCATATCAGAGAAAATTGGTGACTGTGATTCGAATTCAGACTTATCATAGTTTTGATAACCCTCAACCTTACGAATCTTAAGCTTAAAGTTAGCA